GTACTAGACAAAATTGGAAACAGGGTGTATAATGTTATTAGGAACCCCCAGGGAGCCTATATATCTATACTAAGGGTAAACGTACATACCCCCCTAGGGTATTCCAGGGAATATTGTCGGAATATTTAGCCCTAAAATGTAGCCCGATAGTGGTTTACATGGGATCCTGGGATTTTCTGGTGACTGGGTATATCTATGGGGTACACCCCCACCAGCACCCTGCGTAGTCATAGAGTTTTCAAGGTCAATCGGTCAATCAAAAAAATATTTGTAAGTCCTACAGGTTAAACCCTTGGGGTTTCCTTGGTGGTTTCCGATTTATTTGGGGGTGTGTAAGGTAAAATTTTGTAGCTATAATTTAACTTGGAAACTACTTAAATTAATTTTTAGAGTAGGCAAAAAAAAACCCCCGATTGTTAGTCAGGGGTTTTAATTGTTTTATTGCTTGATTAGTTTTTAATAATTTCTGGTTGTGTCCATTTAATATTTTTATCTCTCATAAGTTTATCTTCATCAGAAATATATATTTTACTTGTATCTACTTTAATCAAATCAGTATTTTTAACTTTATTAATTTGAATTGCTTTTAAAAAAATATCTGTATTAAAATTAATATTTTCAGCTTTAAAATATTCAGCTAACTTCCAAATAAAACCAATAGCAATATAATTTACATTACTATCTCTACTTGGTATTACAATATTATCACTAATTAATTCAGCTATTTTTTTATAGTGTTTTTTTGATAATGCCATTACTTAACCCCCTTTCATTTTTATTTATATTTTTTATCATATTTAAAATTTACTTGATTTGCTTTAAAATTGCAAATTATATTAATATTAGATGTTCTTGCTTTGTTCTTTTAATAGATATAAAAAAACCCCCCTGTATTACGAGGGGGGCTTTAAGTTTTTAGTTTAAATATTGTTAAGCAATCTTTTTAACATCTCCGTTAATATCACTTTCATATTTTGAAAATGTATTTCTAATCATTGCAAAATCAATTAAAGTAAATGCACCGATAACACCTGCGTCTTCATCTGTAATTCTCTCTGCAATCTTTTGAGGGTTTTTACTTTCACAGATATTTTGCAAGTCTTCCAAAATTTTTAATGCACTTTTTAAAGTGACACTTATGTTTTCTTTTGGCTTTGCATTAGGTCTTTTTGTAGTTGGATATTTAGTTGCCCATATTTTGTTAATAGCACTTGGAACAATTTCAATTAATTCTTCACTTGTGTTTTTAACTTTTTTCTTGCCACCTTTTTGATTTGTTTTAGTTTGTTCAATCCAAGGTGTTGCGATCTTATCCATAACCAAGATTTCATTTTTATCTGTAATTTGAAATTGACTTGAATTGTCATAAGTCATTATGGCTAGTCTTACTGCCATTGTCACAGATAACTCAAAATTTTGGTTTAAGTCTTTTTTTCTGTCATAACCTGATTGAGTAAAACAATGACTTCTCAAAAATTTCATTGTCTTCCAATCTGCTATTTCAGTTTTATTTTCAAGCATCTCTTTCATTACTGAAATTACAGCTTTTGATAATTGAGGAACAATATCATCTCTCAATTTTCTGCTCATATTTCTAGCTAGAATTAATGCCTTTTTCAACTGCTCATTAGATTTCAAGTTGTCCATTAAATTTTCATTTTTAATGTCTTCTGCTTGTTCTAACATATTTTTATTTTTACTCATTTTAACCACCTTTTTATTAATATGATTAAACCAATATAATTTATTTATATTTTTAAATTTAATCATCTTAAATTTGTATAGATTTAAAATAGTTATGTCCACTAATTATTAAATTTTTTTTAAAGTTATTTTTAACTAACTTGTATAATTATGTCGCACCTAGTTATTAATTAGAATCATTATAATATGCACTTATTGCATAGCTTAATTACTAGCTATGCACTTGACGCATACCTCTTTTAGTTGTATTGTTATATTATAACATTAACCAAAAAACAAAGGGACTAAAATGACTATATTTCAAAAAGCAATTTTAAAAAGAATAGATATATTTTTAAAAATGTTTAGCAATTTTTTAATAATACTTACAAATGAAAGTAGCTTTAAAAGTAAAACAAATAAAGAAATAAATGTAGTAGTACCAAAAATAAATGAAGTAGTTAAAACAATTAATAAGAATATATATGATAATTGATACAATTTATATTATAGGAATGTTAATTGCTTTGTTAGGTTTTATTCTTTTTTTATTATCAGAAACTAGAATAAGAATAATAGATAAAGAAATAAAAAAACAAAATCAGTTGCATAAATCATTTATGAAAGCAAAACAAAATGACAAAAACAATTTTAATTATAAGCATACTATTATTAAATAGTTGTAGTAGTGCAAAATTTGATAGCTTTGATCCTACTACTTCTACTTTAAAATGGATATTAACAAGCGATAAAAAATAATTCACTTGACACAAAGAAATAAAAGGCATAAGATTTTCTCATAATGAAAGGAGAAAGTTTTATGCAAACTACATTAGCTACATTTTTTTGGGCTACAATAGTTTTATTGATAATTGCTAGTTTAAGTTAAATGTAAAGGAAAAGAAAAATGATAGATCATCATTGAAACCCCTTGTGTCTACTTGACGCAGGGGGTTTTTTATTATATATTATAAGAATAAATAAATGAAAGGACACAATGATAAACGAAAATAATCAAAATGCCCTAGACTTTGTAAGGGCTAGTAATAAAGATAAACTATATCAAGCTACACTTAAAGAAGTTAAAACTAATTTAAGTAAAGAAATTCAAACCAAAATAAAAGATATGCTTAAAAGAAAATCAATTGAACAAGTAAAACAAGATATTCGTTCATTTTTTAGGAGTTAATTATGTCATTACCAACACAAGAAGATTTTAATACTTGGTATAATCAGGAATTTGAATCTGATTTAAAGACAAGAAGAAAATTAAAAGCAATAGCCAAGTATAATAAGTTATCAATTAAAACTAAAATAAAAAGATTAAAAGATGATTTAAAAAATGATATGCTATATTTACAAGCAAAATTTGATGCTGAAGTAAAAATTGTAGAGCAAGGTGGACACCCTGAATTGGGGTTTAAAGAACAATATCAAACACACCTTATTGATGACGCTTTTTATAATACACTTAAAATACGAAATAAAAGATTAAAAAAACAAGGATTAAAATATAACTTTTAGTTCCCTCTAAAGGTTAGCCCTGTGTGTGTCCTTGACATACACGGGGTTTTTTTATATACTGACCTTATGACTACACTTAAAAGACAAATACAATTAAAACTAAAAAAGTTTGATGAACTTATGATTAAACTTAAAATAAAATATAACGAAAGTAATCCAGTAAATCATTTAGATAATGTTTATGGAGATTTACATAAGCTAGATGAAAAAGTCCAAGAGATAGCAAAGCTAGTTGACAATAACAAAGATTAATGCTATAACATATATTCCTAACAAGGAGAACATATATGTCAGAAAATAAACCAATGGTTGATACTTCGTGGGAGTTGAAATGGAAAAGGTCTTTGCGTAAAAGACTTATCAACTGCCTTGCTCGTATTGAGAATGATGGCAAACCTACACAAGAACTTCAGTTTGAGTTAGCAAAAGCTAAAGAATGTTTTGTGTATTGGAATAGTGATACTGCGTTATGGGAAAAACATCAAATGGTTATTCCTATGAATGCGCCTGTACCACAAGCCGAACTTCAAGACGCAGAGGTACAACCTATCAATACTGATTGACATACTCAATCTAGTATGTTATAACTAAAGGGCAGTCAACCGAGAGGGGGGCTGTCCTTTTTTGTTTAAAGAGCAACGCCTACGGGCTTTAGCAAACATAAAACAATCAAGGGGGGTAAGTGCCGAGTGATGTACATTGGAATCCGTGTAACTCGAGTTATCTACTGGTCAGCAACACTTACCCCGAATAATAATCAAACAATATAGGAGTGCTATGAAACACATAAACATAACAAAGCAACAACTCCATACCTTTATTGATAAAGAGATAGACAAGTACAAATCTAAAAAAGGTCGTGCTTTCTTCTACAAGAAACCAAAAAGGTTTGAGGTTGTTGGTGAGAAACGAGTAATGCGATTTGATACTAAAGATAGGCAGTTTCAAATTGATGGTGCAACTGGTAAAAGGTTGTACAAAAAAGGTGGTAAGAGAACTACTACACCAGAACATAATATGTTAGTAACTGATTTAGATATTCAAGAGGGCTACAAGTTTAGAAATGTACCTATGAATCAGCGATTAAGATATTTATTGATAGGCAAAAAATGCTTAAAATTCAGCTATTTAGCAGATTCAGATTCATTTAGAGTTGAGTTTCCAAAAGCTACAAGGACTCTATTAAAGAATCTTTATGCTAAAAACTTTGAAGACTTTGAGCAGAAAGGAGATATCAATGAGTGAGTGGTGTCAGAATAAAAAATGTCCAGAGAAAAAAAATCAAGGACAGATTCGTGGTACTAAAGGTGCTAAATATTATCAATCAAATAAATCTAGTGGCTATTATAAGTATTGGTGTAGTATGGGTTGTCGTGAGGAATGGTGGAGAGAACACGATGATACTTGTATGAATGCAGTTGGTTTTATTGATAAGCAAGTATTACCTTTGGAAGATGCTTGGTATGTTGAGTATAGATATAGTTGGAATGTTGATGAATCTAATCGTTATGTTTTAAGAAATAAACTTAAAGGAGTTAAGCAAGTGATAACAAAACAACAAGCACAAACACCAGAACAACAAGCAGAAGAATATGGTAGTTATCAAACCATAGACACAGAACAAGCCAAAGAACTAGCAATCACATTAGGTCTAGCTAGTTGACACATCAATCAATTTAATATATATTATAGATACTACTGACATTTAGTTAGTAGTATCTTTTTAACCAACAACAAAGGAGTACTCGTATGGATAAAAAAGAAGTAAGACTCAATGCTGAAAAGCGTAGGTCATTAGTCATTGACTTTCGTAAGCATTGTGAATCTTTGAACACTCACGAAAAAGAGGAGTTCAAACAATCAAGAGATGAGGTTACTGACACAATTAAATCTTCATTTGAAACTTGCACAAATGTAGTTCAAAGAAGATTTCCATTGGAAGATGTAGCAACACTTCAGTCATTACAAAAAAAGCATAACACTATCAATGCAGTAGGCACAGATAGTTGTTTCTTTTTTAAAGTAACTGACGCACCAAAGGTGCTTGATAGATACAATGACGAAGTAGATAAGTCCAAACATTTTTCGTTTGAGTTAGACGGAAGTATTGATGGAGAATATGGTGGTCGTAGTTATGGCAGTAGTAATAATGGTAAGAACTTTGCCTATGCTATGTATCGTGAAGAAATGAAAGCAGTTGGATTAAATCCTGATTGCAACATTGAAGCTGATCTACAAGCTGAAAGTAAAAGTACAGATCAGAGATACTCACGAACTACTAACCCTTATCTATCTCAATGTAGAAATGATAATCAACATTGGCTACAAGGTGGTCAAGGTGGTACTAATCATTTTCAATCGTGGAAAGATAAGTACGAACTACATATTATAGGTACTGGTGGTTGTCGTTCAAGAGCAATACCTTGTTCTGACTTGGAGTTTCAAAAGTTTGAAATGATGATTCAAGCCAAAGCAGATGTTGTTAATAAACATACTCAATGGATAAAAACTGTTGTAGCTAGAGTCAATAGATTTAAAGAGGTAGTTAAGTCTATGACTAAATTTTCGCAGGTAGAAAAATTTGCTAACCACGAGAAGATACAATGGAAGATTGACCAAAGCATACTAGCTGATAAGTTTGGTATGGACTTGGTTATATCTATTGATGACGCAGCCGATTCTATTATGAATATCGGTGCGCCAAAGCAAACAAGAGAAGAAAAAATACTTGCTTGGAAACAAGCACAAGGTATGAGTATCGCCTCTTAATATTAATATAGGGTTAGGCGAGAGATCGCCTAGCCTTTCTTTAGGTGTATATTATTTATTAGTATGGTTGATAAAAATACAGCTCGAACTTCGGTTTTAAAAAGGAGTTAATCTTCGGAGTATTTTTAGATGATACTTGTTGCAACAATAATATGCACCTTAAGAAAGGGAAAATAATATGACAATAGAATATGGACTAGGTATGTTTATATACAATATAATTGCACTTGCAATAATACTAACAATAGGATATTATATAATAAATAAAAACAATGATGAATAAAATACTACAAATCCACGCAGAGTGGTTAAAAGAAAATGGAACTAAACAACAATACAATAGTTGTATTAAACAATCTAGATTATATTCCAAACAATGTAATGATAAAAGGCAGATACAGGGATATAAGCGTAGGTATATATACTAACCCCCCTGCAACGACAGGATACTATACCATAAAATGACAGAAAAAACAACGAGTCACATTGACACACGCACTAAAGTTTGCTATACTTGTAGCAGAAAAGCAATCATTATAATAGATAAAACTTATTACTGTGCCGATTGTGGACTTCAAAAATCAACCAAAGGATTAAATGTTTTACGAAAAAAAAGAAAAGACACCAGATGAAAAGTTAGCCATTGCTAAAATACAAGTGATGATGGAAGATGCATTTGGTATATTAAGTAATAGTGAGTCAAGTCCTGCATTACAAGATAGAGCAAAGAATTGGTTTGATACTGCCGATTGTTCTTTGTGGTGTGAAATGGCAGGAACTAATCAAGAGTATGTTAAAAAACTATTTGATAACTTGCAATACAATTACAATAGTGGTAAGATAACTAAAAACCAATTAAGATTTGGTATAAGAAAACTGGAGAAAAAAATATGAATATATTTCATTTAGATAAAAACCCAAAGATATGTGCTGAATATCATTGTGATAAGCATGTAGTAAAAATGATATTAGAAACTGCACAAATGTTATCAACTGCATATCAAAAACATTGTGGCGAAGATACTAACTTATACAAACCTGCATACCCCAAACACCCTATGACAATATGGGTAGGAGAATCTGTTGAGAATTTTAACTATGCACATTTACTTGGTAAAGAATTAGGAAAACAATATACACATAGATATGGTAAAATACATAAGTCATCTAATATTATAAATGCTTTTCATAATGGTAGATTACAAAATGTAGAAGATAGATTTCCCTCACAATATTTTACACCACCACCACAATGTATGCCTGATGAATATAAACACAAAGATTATATTACTGCATACAAACAATATTACATTGGTGAGAAAAAAAGATTCGCAAAATATACTGGAGTTGACACACCAGATTTTATGTGTTAAAGTAAATCATCTTGAAAAAAATAATAAATAAAATAAATGTATGGTCATTGTATTACCGAACAGAAATAGTTTGGTTTATCATTGGCTTTATCGTGGGAGCAATAATATTATGAAGATAAAAGAAATAGAAAAAAAGATAGGCACACTATCTAATCCCAGTAAAATGCCTGCGTTTGGTTGGGGCATATCTGCAAAGCATTGTAAGACTGGTAGTAAGTTAGCATTGATTGATGGTACTATATGTAACAAATGTTATGCATTAAAGAATAGATATATGTTTAAAAATGTATTTAATGCACACGAAGTTAGAAGAAAAGCAATAGAACTAAATGAGTGGGTAGATTATATGACAGAATTGTTGACCATAAAATACAAAAACCTAGATAAATCAAAGAGATATCACAGGTGGTTTGATGCAGGTGATATACAATCTTACTCACATCTAATGAAAATATTTGAAGTGTGTGAACTTACACCACAAATAAATCATTGGTTAGCTACTAGAGAATATCAATTTATTAAAGACATCAAAGAAGAAGATGTACCAAAGAATTTATGTTTGCGTGTGTCAGCAATCAAAGTAGATAGTCCACCACCTAATTTTTGGAAGTGGACATCTGGTGTACACAAAGATAAAAAAGCAATAGGTAGAGAATGTCCTGCTTACAAACAAGATGGTGAGTGTGGTAGTTGTCGTGCCTGTTGGAGTCGTAAAGTTAAACAAGTAAGTTATAAGGAGCATTAATGGTAGTAAGAAGTAATCACAATAGTCTGTTAAATTATTTTTTATATGATGAAAAAGATTTATCAAAGGCTTATGTAAAAAAATGTCAACAATTTATAGACAGTCTAGGTCATAAAAATAAACTAGAAGATTGTTTTAAAATGCAAAAACCAAATAAGGATAGCAAATGATAACATATAAATTTATAACACAAGATAAAGCAGAAGATATAAAAGCATTGAGTTTAAAAAAAGCAATGCGTTCATTTCAAACAAAAGCAGGTGATGCAAAAGAAGTTACTGTTGAATGGAAAAGTCGTAAAGGTAATATAAGTTTTCATTCTTATAAACTACCATATACATTTAGAAAAGAAAGAAAAGGAAGACTCTAGTGTTTGAATTTAAGCATCCAAACTATTATAAAAAAATAAAAAAAGAAAATCGCTTGACAAATAAAGAAAAGTATGATAGGGAAATAGACAATGAAAAAATACAAAGTAAGAATAACAGGACTGGGAATAGAAGCAACAGCAATAATACCATTCGAAATAGAACCAACAACAGAACAAGTAGAAAATAAAATTGCAGAATATTTAAATCATAATCTAATGAAGATTGATAAAGATGATTTTTATTCTGTTGATAGATACTCTATTACATACGAGGAATTACCTATTGAATTATAAACAACAATTAGCAGTTGTGCAAGGTTTGTTTGTACCACCAGATACAAACATCAGAATGGATTGTCCATTTTGTAATAATAAAAATACATTAGCAGTAGACACTACAGAAAATAAAATAAGTTGGTATTGCTTTCATGCGTCCTGTAAAGCACGAGGAAAAAAAGAAGGAGAAAAAGATATGCGTTATGTAGAAAAAGTATTTAATGGTAATAAACAATTACATATAGAAGATTCAGACTTTCCAATACCAGATAGTTTTCAATCTATATATTCAAATGATAAAGCTATGCGTTGGTTATCAAATAATAATTGTTGGGAGTCTTGGTCTTGGGGTAGAGCAGATTTTAAATATGATGTAAAGCAAAATAGAGTTGTGTTCCTAATAAAAAATAGAGTGTCACATAAAATAGTAGGTGCAGTAGGTAGAGCATTAAATAAAAATGATTTTCCTAAATGGTATATGTATGGTAATAAAGATGTGCCATTTAAATGTGGTGAATGTAATGACGCAGTAATTGTAGAAGATTGCCCATCAGCTTGTGCAGTATCAAATATATTAACTGGCATAGCTATTATGGGTACAAAATTAAAAGCATTACATAAAAGTCATTTGCAACCATATAAAAATTTATATATATGTTTGGATAGAGATGCTACAACAAAAGCATATGATATGGCAAAAGATTTAAGATCGTCTGGGTTTGAAAATATAATTGTTAAACCATTAGAAGATGACTTAAAATATTATAACACAGAACAGATAAGGGAGATATTTTATGATAGAAAAACAAATGATTAGGCTTATGCTTAATAAAAAATTTTATACACAATACAAAGGTGCATTATCTCCAACAGTATTTGCAGGAGATATAAGTTCTTTATATGAAACAATACAAAAGGCACACGAAAAATATGAGGAAGATATAAAGGTAGATGAGTTATACTCATTGCATACTGCTATATTTAATCCTGCATTAACTCGTGCTGCAAAAGAAAAGTTTAGTGAATTAGTAGAAGACATCAAGGAAGTACAAGAGCCAAGCAAAGAGATAGCAAAAGATATTATGCGTATACTATCTGATAGAGATTTGGCACAGAGAATAGCAGTAGAATCTACAGAAATATTTAATGGTAAAGATGCTAACTTTAATGAAATAGTTAGTATGATAGAAAAACATAAACAAAATGTTAATGAAGAAAAAGCACCTGCAGTTACAAAAAATGTAAACGAAGTTATAGATTTATTAAATGTAACAACTAAATGGAAATTTAATATACCAATACTAAAAGAAAATATAGGTGGTATTGGTGGTGGTAATCTTATGATTGCATTTGCTAGACCAGAAACAGGTAAGACAGCATTCTGGGTTAGTTTATGTGCAGGACCAAATGGTTTTGCTGAACAAGGTGCAAAGATACATGCGTTTATAAATGAAGAGCCTGCAATAAGAACACAGATGAGAGCCATATCTTGTTATACTGGTATGACTAGAGAAGAAATAATGCAAGAAGTAGATATTGCACAAAAATCTTGGAGTGAAATAAAAGATAATTTACATATGTTTGATACAGTTGATTGGTCAATAGAAGATGTAGATGCACATTGTGAAAAACATAAACCAGATATCATAGTAATAGACCAGCTAGATAAAATAAATGTTACTGGTACATATGCAAGAACAGATGAAAAATTAAGACAGATATACACAAGTGTAAGAGAGATAGCAAAGAGAAGAAACTGTGCAGTAATTGCAATATCACAAGCATCTGCTGATGCACACAATAGAAATAGTATTTCATTTGACCAAATGGAAAATTCTAAAACTGGTAAAGCTGCCGAAGCTGATTTAATTATTGGTATAGGTAGAAACTCTAACAGTGATTTAGAAAATAAAATAAGAACATTATGTATAAGTAAAAATAAAATAAATGGTTATCATGGCGAACCCGTGTGTACCATTAGAAGAAGTATAAGCAGGTATGAAGTATGATAACAACAGTAGACGTAGAAACATCTTGGCAAGTAACAAGTACAGGTGGATATGATCCATCACCATTTCATCCTGATAATATATTAGTTAGTGTTGGTATAAATGATGAGTATTACTTTACAAATCATAGTGAAAGAATTGATAAAGGATGTTATCATAATATACAATCTGTGTTAGATAAAACAACTTTACTTATAGGTCACAATATAAAATTTGATTTAATGTGGTTATTAGAATCTGGATTTAAATATAGTGGTAAAGTTTATGATACTATGTTAGGAGAGTATATACTTAATAGGGGTATAAGAAAAAGTTTAACATTAGAAATGTCTTGCCGTAGAAGAAAGATTGGATCAAAAGATAATCGTATAAAAGAATATACAGATAGAGGTATACCATTTCAAAATATACCTGCAGATGTAGTTGAAGAGTATGGTAGAATAGATGTAGAAATAACTAGAAAATTATTTGATTCTCAAATGAGTGACCTAAAAATGGCTAAAAATAAGGGTTTATTGATGACTTTAAAGATGATGAATGAGTTTTTAGTTGTGCTATCTGATATGGAAAGAAATGGTATCAATATAAATTTAGAAGATTTAAATAATGTTGAAAAAGAATATAGAGCAGAGTTTGCATATCTAAAACAAAAAATAGATAAGATTGTATATAAACAAATGGGTGATACTAAAATTAATTTATCAAGCCCAGAACAATTATCTTGGTTAATATATTCTGCAAAACCAAAAGATAAAAAAGAATGGGCTAAAATATTTAATGTGGGCATAGATAAAAGCACAGGTAAAAATAAAAGAAGACCACAATATTCTAGACAACAGTTTAGAAATTTAGTTGCAGATAATACAGAGGTAATACATAGAACCGTAGCCGAACAATGTATTGGATGTCACGGTAAAGGTGTAATTAAAAAAATAAAAAAAGATGGTAGTCCATACAAAAATTATACTAAATGTTCTGAGTGTGATGGCGATGGGTATACATATACACCTATGGCAAAAATTGCAGGGTTTAGACAAAGACCCAGAAGCGTGTATGATGTAGCAGAGTCTGGATTTAGAACAGATAAGATTACATTAAATAAAATTGCAGCTGAAGCAGAGGGTGAGTTTAAAGAATTTATTGATGCAGTTGTAAGGCACAATGCTGTAGATACATACTTAAATACATTTGTAGAAGGATTAAAAAATTTTACAAATAATAAAGGATTCTTACATCCTAAGTTTATGCAAGCTGTAACTGCAACAGGTAGATTATCTAGTAGAGATCCAAACTTCCAAAACCAACCAAGAGGTAAAACATTTCCAATAAGAAAAGTTGTTACATCTAGATTTGAAAAAGGTAGTATACTTGAAATAGACTTTTCACAATTAGAATTTAGAACTGCAGTTTATCTAGCACAAGATAAACAAGGTATGGAAGATATAAAAAATAAAATAGATGTACACCAATACACTGCAGATATTATAGGTGTATCAAGACAAGATGCAAAGGCACATACATTTAAACCTTTGTATGGTGGTGTGACTGGTACAGAAGATGAGAAAAGATATTATACTAAATTTTTAGAAAAGTATAAAGATATAAAAGTTTGGCATGAGAAACTACAATCAGAGGCAATACGATTTAAACAGATAAGTTTACCAACTGGTAGGCAGTATGCTTTTCCATATGCAGAAAGAACACCTTGGGGTGGCTCTACATATGGCACACAAATAAAAAATTATCCTGTACAAGGTTTTGCAACAGCAGATATTGTACCACTAGCTTGTATAAATATATACAAACTAATGAAAGAACAAAAGGTAAAAAGTTTACTTGTAAACACAGTTCATGATTCTATCGTAGCTGATGTTTACCCTGGAGAAGAAGATGTGATGAGTAAAATATTTAAACAGGGCACAGCAGATGTAATACCTGCACTTAAACAGTATTACAAAATAGATTTTAATGTTCCACTTGACACGGAACTTAAAATATC